GCTCCAAGTAAATACATCCCACAAATGCAATGTCAGATGGCAGTTACAGGTGCTAAATGGTGCGACTTTGTATCATTCGATCCTAGAGTGCCAGAGGACTTGCAGTTGTTTGTAGTACGAGTCGAGAGGGATCAGGAGTATATCGACTCAATGGAAGTAGAAGTAAAGCAGTTTTTAAGCGAGGTCTTAGACCTATTTAACCAACTAAAAGCGAGGCAGAAATGACCTATGGTAAATACGAAATGAAAGATGGCAGCTTTAGTCTATTTAAGAACGACAAAAAGCTCACAGAGAAACACCCTGATTACAAGGGGTCTATTAAGATTAACGGAGTAGAGCATTGGTTTGATGCCTGGCTAAAGGAAGGCAAGAAGGGTAAGTTTTTATCGGGTCGTATTGGTGATCCGAAACAGAAAGGCTTTACTCCCAAGGGCGATGATGAGATGCCTAAGATTAACGATGATGATTTTGCTTTCTAGGGGAAAACCATGAAAAAGATTGCTATAGGATTGGTAACATATATGTTACTAGGTAGTGCGTATGCTTGTCAGACACAGACTATAATTGTAAATGGCAAACTAACGACTTGTACTGTTTGTGGAAATGTAGTTAGCTGTTTTTAACCCCCAATGAGATCGGCATTAGTAGCGCAATGCTACACCCTTTCAAGGAGTGCCACCCCCCTACCGATCAGGGTGGCTTTATGACCTTCCAAAACGACCTACAGAGGGGTTTGGAGATAGAGGAAAGGGTCTTGGCTATCCTACGCAAGAAATACCCTTGTGCGACCCTTGTAAACGCTTTTAAGGGGTACGATATATGGATACCAGAGATCGATAAAGCTGTAGAGGTAAAGTTTGACCCAATGAGCCAAAGAACAGGCAATATCGTTGTAGAGATAGAGATGTATGGGAAAGACTCAGGATTAATGGCTACCCAAGCTGATTACTGGGTTTTCTACGATGGACAGATGTTTGTCATCATGCCGGTCAAGCACATATTTAAGTGCATATTCCTGAGTAAACTACAGTATGTAGAATTTATAGGGGAGGGGGATAGTCAGATTAAAAAGGCATTTTTAGTGGACAAGAACACTCTTTTTAAGTACGGCAAGATATTATGAGAGGTATAAGGCTCTTTCGTCTTTTCTTCTGTTTGTAAGTCCTTTTAGTTCCTTACCGCCTGCCTTATTCCACTTTAGGAACTCATCGGCAGCAGCCTCGTACTCACCCCTATTGTGTTTCATCCGAAGGGTAGAATTTTGGAGATTACCGAGTCCAACATTGAAGGCGAAAGACACAAGTGCACCAAAGCGACCAGGAGTAAGCCCACTAGGACATAATCGTTGTACTCCGCTTTCAAAACGCGCCAAATCCTCTGCCAACAGTTTGTCCACTTCTTCCATAGAGAAAGTTCTGTTCCAGCCTTCTGGGATTGGTAAGTTTTTTCGTTCTTCAAGTTTCACCTTTATATGGTTAGGGTCAATAACTCTCCCGACCCCTACAGTCCAAAGTAAAGCTGGACACCGATAAGGGGTAGTTCTGACCCCCTCATGGTGCTTAATCATTTCAATAACTTTGTGGTCAATCATTTCTTAGCAAAGGCTTGCGTACCGAACCAAAAGGCAATAATAGAGGCTAGGATCTGCATCTCGTCTGCATCAAACACCATAGGGATAGCCTCGGCAAACGCTGCACCGCTAGACCAAGCCCACCAAATAGAGGCAATGTCTACAATAATTAAGAGTAAAACAAATAGGTAGGTAACGACAGGGCGAACAGAGGCTCGTAGGTTAATGATCCATTGGCTTGCACCCTTACCGATCTCTATATCGTGGGCATACATAGCACTTCTTTCTTGTGCTTGGGTCTGCATCTGGACTTGATCGGTGCGGATCTCCTCGATCCTAGCCTGTGCTGCGTAGCCTCGTTCTAGCATCTGGAGTTCTCGTTCCATCTGCATCCGAGCTAGTTCTAGTTCGTGAGACTTATCTGATTTGTCTTGGAAGAAGTCTAATAGTTTAGGCAGTCCACCCATTAGGAAGGACAAAGCTGTAGAAATTAGTGTGAACATTATTTACCCTTTATGACCCCAAGTAAGATACCAGGCAATGACCGCAGCCAACGCATAGCACATATACATAACTCTACGCACTTCTGCCAAATCTTTTCTAAATTCATTTTCTATTTCCTTCTCTTGTTTTTCAATCTTGAGTTTGATGGCTTCTACTTCTGACCATCTTTTTTGACCATGATTTTTTACAAAATCTTTCTTGACCTGTTCTTCTTTTATTCTTATATCTTCTTGTTTTTGCCATTGCATCATGGCTCGTTTGAAATACTGCTCTTTTAATACTTCTGCTTCTCTAATCTGCCTTCTGCGTTCTAATGCTTTTTGTTGTGCTACCGATGCTGCTTCTTTTTGAACATCCTCGATAGATGCTCCGATGGTCTTGCCTGCTTCTTTGCCTGTCTTTACGCTTTCGCTAAAAGACTTTGCTCCTTCTAAAAACCCAAATTGATCGGACATATTTCATTTTCTAAATACCAAATCAGCCATCCAAGTTACAAAGCCACCAAATACAGAGGCAACGCCCATAATAGCCCACAGACTTCCTTTAGATCGTTCAGCCATAGCAACAAGTTTTTTAATATCGGCTTCCATAACATCTACTTTTTCTTGTAAATGTTCTACTTGATTGACCAATCCTCCAAATTTAAAAGGATCAATTTCAAAGCCACTCATCCTAGCCTCCGCTTACTTTGCGACTTTTTTGCAGGACTTTTCCGTTTAGTTGCGACTTTTTTGCAAGGTTTAGGTATAGAAAAGACTATGCTTGCTTTATTAACATAGCCAAATCTATCTAAAATCCAGTCAATAATAAACATTTAATCCTCTTTTTTCTCTAAACTGGCTTTTAGCATCCCAAAGAACGCATCTTTGCCTACTTTTAATTGGTCTAACGCAAATGCTGTATTGTTGATTTTTCTGTCTAAATCTACACAATGCTGAAATAAGACTTGTTGCTCTTGTGTTAGGTCAGAAAACTCATACTCTACATTTTCAATGGTAATGGGGTTTTTTTGTTTATCGCCCATGTCATTCTCCTAGTGGTTATTTACTAGCATCTTCTAAAGGCTTGAGGTTTTCATTTGTCCAAAAGTCTTTAGCCAGCATAATCTTGAGATGCTCTTTATTGCGAGCAACAGTATCAACCCACTCATCGTCAGCCATATCTTCTGGCTTACCAGCGTTGATGAGGTTTACTGAATCCATAGCTGCCGAGTAATGGCGAGCAATTTCTTCTGCGGTGATTTTAGTCATATCTACTCCTATTTGTTAAGTTGTGCTTTTAGTGAATCTACTTCTGCGGAAAGTTCTTTTACTGCGTTGATTAAGTACCAAGTTAAATCGCTAGGGTCAACACCTAAAAATCCTGTGGATTCTTGCTTGACACAATTAGGTAAAACTTCTTGAAGTTCCTGTGCAATTACACCAAGTTGCACACCTTCTTTTTGAATTGCTAATTCTTGTGGCAATTCAGTAATTTCTTCTGGTTTACGATATTCAAAATTACGCACTTGAATTTGCATAATTTTTTCAAGACCAACATTATTATCAACAATATTTTTCTTTACCCGTTTATCTGATATTGTTGACCAAGATGCAGAGTTATTTCCAGCATAATTGCCACCACCGCCAGCGTTCATAAATCCTGTGCCAGTACCTTTTCCAACAGAGTTATACCCAATAACAATTTCTGATGTATTGGCACTAGCCGATGGTGAAGAATAACCCCCAATATAAATATTATTTGAACCAGTAGTTATATCTGCCCCGCCTACTGGAGTTCCGTATCCAGCAGAAAGACCAATACAAGTATTATTTGCACCAGTTGTCAAAGCATATCCAGCTCGATAACCTACTGCTGTGTTGTTAGAGGCGGTGGTGTTTGAAACTAAAGCCTGATACCCAAGAGCTGTGTTATTTGAACCAGTAGTATTAGTAATAAGAGCTTCATTACCAATTGCTGTCAATGCTGTTCCTGTTGTCGTAAATTTTGCAGCACCAAATCCAACAGCAGTGTTTTCTGCACCAGTAGTACTACTATACACAGCTTGATAGCCTACTGCGGTGTTGTAAGATGCGGTGGTGTTGTTTCCTAAAGCTGACCCACCATAAGCCGTATTAAAACTTCCCGTAGTGTTATAGCGTAAAGCAGGAATAGAACCATTACCATCAGAACCACCCATTCCCACATTGTTTGCACCAGTAGTATTTGCATATAAAACTTGTGTTCCTACTGCTGTTACCCCGCCAGTTGTATTCAAATACCCAGCTTGATGACCGACTGCGGTATTATAAAATTGGGTTGTATTAGAGGCTAAAGCAAAAGAACCTACAGCAGTATTAAATTGACCTGTTGTAAGTGCGGCTAATGCGTTTGTGCCACCAATAGCCGTATTATATGCACCAGTAGCACCTGATGGAATTGAACTAGCACCAAAAACTGCGTTATAAGTAACAGAACCACCACCCTTACCAACAGTAAGACCTGAGATAGAAGCATCGTTAGCCATTGTTACTGTAGTGCCGTTAAAGGTAAAGTCGGCATCGTCTACTAAGTTACCGCCTGTACTAGCATATATTACTCGACCAGATGTTAAGCCTGTGTCTGTAAGATCAGAAAACTTACCTGTAGATGCTGTTGTAGCACCAATGGATGTGCCATTGATTGTGCCACCAGTAATAGTTGCACCAGAGCTAGAGAAAGTATTAGCTGTTAGGCTTCCAGACACTACTGTTGCACCACTAAATGTTGTTGCACCTGTAGCAGACAAAGTAGTAAATGCACCTGCTGCTGCTGTTGTGCCACCGATAGCAGAGTTATTGATTGTTGCACCAGTAATAGTGCCACCAGTAATCTTGGCAGCAGTCATGGTATATGTGCCATCCCGAATACCATCTCCACAGTCTCGGATCTGCGCCATCATATCGCGCATAGTATCGTTTACTGCTGATGGGAGCATCCCCTCTGGTGCGCCATCTGGAGGAGTAGCTGTGTTATTAGCAGGGGTTAGAGAATACTTTGTATATGCCATGATTTTCCTTACTGTTGTTCTGTTTGAAACTCACCAGATAAAAGACCTCTTAAACCTGTAACTGGTACATTATAAGTTCTTGGTTGGAGTTCTGGCATCCTTCCAAGACGCATCATATCTGCTAGGTTTTGAATAGATGACCTGCGTACATTTTCTGCTGCCATCCTAGATCCTGCTGCACCTGTTGCTATAGGTATGCCAATAGAAGGCTCTAAAGCCATAGCACCACCTGAGAATATGCCTGATACTGGTCCTGTTGGAGCAAATCGACCAAAGAATTTAAATAAGTTTTGGGCTGTTCCGCCTTTAGCAGCATCTACAATTGCTTCTTGCTCTTGTTTAGTAAATAAACGCATCTTTTTGTCGTTCTTGGCTAACTGTCTTAACTGTTGAGCCATAGAGTTTTCTTCACCAGAGGCAGTAAATTTAGACCGATCTAATTGAGCATTACTTAGCATATCCTCAAAAATCTCTGCTTTTTTAAGTTTGCTGTAAGAAGCTCTAGCACTTTTCCAAGTATCTAATGATTCTTTGCTACCAGCAATAAATGCTGAGTCTGGAGCATTTAAAATTGCAGTATCAAACTCATCCAATAAAATAGAAGCCAATCGTCTTTCTTTTGGAATATTGCTAGATTGACCACCTTTTATAATTTCTCTCAAAGATTGTAATTCTGTAAAGTCTTTTGGTGTAGCAGGATTTGTTAATTCTTCTATTGCGCCAGCTATTGTTGGGTATCCTTTTGGTGTGTAACCTTCTTTTCTAAGGTCTTTGCCAACTCTTTCCATTTTATTAATAAATTGTGTTGAGTCTAGCAATACACCAGAATCTTGAGCTTTAGCAAATAAATTTGTAGATTCTTGTATCAAACTTTCTTGAGTAGGAACATTTTTTGCTCTGCGAGTAGCTGTTGCGCCAAATGGTGCAGCAGTTGTAACTCCAGCGATCATACCTGCTAGTGGGCTACCTGTAGCCTCCGTAACATATTGGGCTGTAGCTGCTGCTGGAGCAGATGCAGCGACCTGTGCTTTAGGAGCTTCTGCCAAACGCTTAGACACTTCTCTTGTAACAGGGCTAACTGCTTGCTGTCCTAATCTTACTAAAGCAGGTAATTGTGCCAATGTAGAGCTAATGCCACCAGCTCCAGCTTCAATCATTCTTTCGCCTCGGCTTTGTGGTTCGGCAAGACCCATTTGAGTCATTGCTTGGCTTGCTACTTGGCTAGGCATTTGTAGTTGTGGAATCTCTGTGCCAGCAACTTTATTGACACCACCAGAAATCATATTAATCAAACTGTTAAGAGCATCACCAATTGGCAAAGCCATAGAACCGACTAATGCGCCTGCTGGACCACCTACAGCACCACCAGCAACAGCACCAGGCACAGTCTGAGCCATACCTCTAGTAACAATCTCTGCTGTTCTAGCTGCTGTACCTTTTTGTGGCTTTTCTGATGCAGTAGCCTCATCGTACAGTTTCTTAGCTGCTTTGTTGACTTCTGTTTCAGACATAGAGTCTGGAAACTCTACTTGCCCTACTTTTGGAATGTCGATAATCATTCTACTTTTCCTGTAGCTGGATTAAACTTCTTAATAGCACCTGGTCTTGCCATTGGAGCAATTGGTGTTACTTTGTAGAACTCAACAATATCTTTCATCTCAGGATTTTTTCCTAGAGTGTCTAGTTTTCTATTGTATTCTGTGATGCTATATTCAGCTACTCGTTTGGATGCATTGGCAATCTGTTTAATTTCTTGTGCAGTCAAACTATCAATATCACCAGAAAATGCTCTTTCAGCTAATTTTCCTTCGCTTTCAGTAATAGCACCCTCACCGCGCATTGACTTACGACCTTGTAATGTAAGTTCAGCAAAACCACGAATGGCTTGACGAGTATTAGCAATAGTTTCTGCTGTGTCTTTACCTGTAACACCTAAAGTCTGCCCAATCTGCGCTAATCTTAATTGAGGTGTTGCTAGTGGACCAGCAATAATTTTGTTTGTATCTACTGCACCAATGACTCGATCTGCTGCATCAATTTGAATGTTTGCACCTTGTGCTTGGATTTGTGCATCTTTTAGCATTGGACCAACTTGTGATGCAATGCCTTTGCCTGTATCTACATTTATGTTGGTTGCAGGAGTTTTTCTAGCCATGTAATCAGTAAACGATCCTTTAAAACCATTTCGTACAGCATATTCATATTCTTGAACAGTAGATGGTGCTTTTTCTGATTTAGCAGTTAATTCTAAAAACTTTAATGGATCTTGTGCAGCAGCCTCAAGCATTAAAGATTCTTGTAGTTTATTAAAATCTACAACTCTCTTTGGTGTTCCTGGCATTGTCAAGGCTGACATTGTTTCAGCAGTAGGCATTTCGCCTGTTTCTGTAGGAACAACAACAAGCTGAGGAATCTCTCTAGTAGCTCCTTGAATAGCCTCTTGCATCCTTTTCTGAGCATCTTGCTTTTTCTTGTACTCTCCCAACTGCATACCTGTAACCATCTGCTTTAGCGTTCTGTCAAACGATTGGTTATAGCCTTCCATGCCTGCGCCTAATGCACCGGCAAGAGCCTGTCCTGTGCTTACTGGATAACGCTGTGTGCCTGACTGAGCTAGTAAAGCAATAGCAGAGTTTAGTAACGCTTGTTGCGATGCGTTAGACCGCATCCTTTGCGTTTCTTCTGGACTAATAAAAGCGGAATAGTCTGGTTGCTGACCAAATAGAGTTGATAGATCAATTGCCATATTTTATCCTAGTAAAGAATTTGGATTTCTTGCTGCTATTCTTGGTTGTAATAGATTTAATAAGCCTGAGTAATCTACACCGCCATAAGGATTGGTTTGTCTACCACCAATCATCATCTGTTGTTGCTGTGGTTGTGGTTGTTGTTGTTGACCGCTTAATAAACCACTTGCCATTCTTGCGCCTTGTATTGCTTGTGCAGCAGTCAATCCTTTAGATGCTGCTCCCAAAGCCTTAGATTCTATACCTGTGCCTGCTAGTTCTGCTGGTGTATAAGAGTACGACAATGTTGTAGCAATCTGTTCTGGAGATAATCCTTGTATTGCTAATCTAGCCATATCTTCTGCTAAAAAAGAATCAAGACCAGACACAGTTAAATTCTGTGCAATTTGTTCTGTGCCTAAACCTTGACTAGCAAGATTTACAGCATCAAACGCTTGTGTATATGGCAATGCTTGTGCAATTGCTTCTGCTGCTGCTGCTTCTGCACCACCTGCTAATAATGTTGCGCCAATAGTATCTGCTAAAGCACCTTCCCCAGCAAGAGTAGCAAGACCTGTTTCTGTTGCACCAGTAAATGCTAATTCTGGTGCTGTCATAGCAAGAACTTCTGGTGCTAAAAATGGTACTGCTGCTGCACCTACTGTTACCCATCCACCAGGAATTTCTCTGCCAACAAACTTATCTACATCTGCTAATGCGCTACCAGCACCTTGTGCAACATCTTCTACAGCACCTAATATTCCACCTCCACCGCCATCAGTTCCAAGAACAGATGAAATAGGATCTGTAATAGCAGAAATTGGATTGCCACCGCCTTGTGGCTTGATCTTTCTATCGCCAATATGCTCAAAAGCACCTTGTGGCAGATCAGGAATATCCATCAATGCACAAGCTCGGTTATTAAATCTCATAGTTTATATTCCACTAATATTTGTTTATTGGCAAATCCGATTCGTTTCCATAATCTTGCTACCGATTCTCTTGCATATCCTTGAATTTTAGTAGCACCCATGCTTTTTAACAAAGCCTTAAATTTATCGGAAGTCTCTCTGCTACTGATAAATTTACCGCCTATTGCTGTTACAAATGCAATTCTATCGTTTGGATAGTTTGCAAAAGTAACTACTACTGCACCACATAACTTTTGATTTTCTTCTACAACAAACAATGTCCATGACCCATTAGCTATAAACACTTTTAACTGGTCAATATTAAATTCTTCTACACCACCTAAATCTAATGCTGGTTTAAGGTATTTTTTTATCTCCTCCCAATGTTGGTGAAGATACGCAACATTGAGAGGAAATACATTCATCAGAAGAAACCGCCTCCTAATAGACCGCCACCAATAGCACCGATAGCAGGCGCACCATAACCACCTAAGAAGTTGCCTATTGGTTGAAATGCTTGTCCTAAAGCATAACCACCTAAACCACCTGCTAAAGCACCGCCTAATGCACCTACAGTTCTATTGCCTGAAAACTGTGGTTGTGCAGCAGGAGTACCAAATGATCCAAGAGGCGATCCATAAACAGACGATAGATAGCCAGACAATTGTTGATAAGGCAACTGTTGCTCGAAAGCATAACGAGACATCTGTTCTTGTAGAGGTTGTGCTGCAATAGCCTCTCTTTGTGCACCAATCTGTCCTAATGTCTGCGATGGCAAGAACTGCTGACCATAAATCTGTGGTGCAGCTTGAGCTAAGTTTGCCAATTGCAACGCTGCTTGCTGTTGTAAGCCTCGTTCTTGTTGGTATTGCTGTCCTGCAATATTAGAAGTAATATCGCCTAAAGAACGACCAAACTGTTCGGATACTGTCCCTAATGCTCTTTCCATAGAGCCTGATCCTAAACGACCAGACTTAGAATACAGACTAGAAATACCTGGCAATACTTGTTCACTAAACGCTTGCTGTAGTGGGCGCGTAGCTGCTTGCATCATCTGTTGCTGATACGGATTAGCGTTTAAATATTGACCTGCTGCTGTTCCACTTAGACCACCTAAAGATTGTAAATAAGCACCTTGTGCAGCGCCTAGGAATGGCGATGCTTGTCTTGCAATATTTTCCTGTTGTTGCAACGCAGTTAATGTTTGCTCAGATGGGCTTACATAAGTCTGACCAGGATACATAGAAGGTTGTTGGCGCAAGAATAACTCTTGTGCTTGGCGTAATCCTTCTGTTAAGAATGGGCGAATTGTTGCATCTATAGAAGATGCTTTTGGGTCTGGTGCGCCAGGAGTAATTGGCTCACTAGGTAAAAAGCGAGGTGCAGTTGTTGTATACCCAGCAGCAGGAGTTCCGTAGTTTTGGTTATAAAACTGATTAAATGCTTCTGCATCAGAAGCCATACCAAATTGCTGACCAAATTGATCGTTACCTGTAACTGGCAAACCAATTCTACCAAGCGGATTGTTTGCGTTTTGTGCATCTAACTGTCTTTGAAAAGCATCTCTAGCTTCTTGATAGTTTGGTGGTAATACTCTATTTGGATCGTATGGAGCAGTTTTTGTATCCGCTTGAGGAATACCACTAAATGACTGTGTTAAAAATGGTGTCATTGGCATAGAGCCACCAAGCGATGCTCCTGTATTTACCATTGCCTGTCCAATAGGTTGTGCTGAACCTGCCATAATTATTCCTTTATCCTACGATGATGTATTTATAAGTCATGCCAGATACTGTATTAGCTGGATGGCTAATAGTGGCACTTCCGTTGGTTACTGCTGATATATAAGGTCTTGTAAATAAATTGCTTGTGTATCCGTTTGATGACAGATAACTAACTGTTGCTATAACACTAGGTGTTGCAGGTCTAGTGGGTGTTGTTTGTGTTGCAAAATGTTCTAGGTTGACACCAATGTCGCTTGGTCTCCATGCTAACTGTACATAATCATCTTTTTGCAATGCAATAAAATAATTAAGTGCTGCAATTACTCGACTAGGAGTTCCAGTAGATTTTCTCTGTGGAACGCCAAATTCACTATTGCTGTCAGCAACATCCGATCCATTCTTTCTAAACCAAATGCTGACCTCTTGAACATCGTTAGTCGTGTTAATTAACTGTACTGAGAACTGAATATTGTAGAGTCCTGCGTAGTCTACTTTTAACTTTGTGCTGTCTACAAGGCTTGCACCAAGGTTATAGTCTGTAGTGCTAAACGACATAATGTTTACTGCTGTCGTTGTCGTTGCTGCTTGGTCTGTATCGTCTTGAACCGCTAGATAGGGGTAATACGCTGTAGCTGATACATCGTCTGTAGCCATCAACAATATGACAGAATCTACACCAATACGAGCATCTGTAATAGTAGTGGTAGATGCTCCACCTGTCGCTAAAGTTATAGACCCTGTATTGTTGGTCTTGCCATTCATAATGCCATTGACTACTTCGGCAACACCGCGCTGATCTGCTCCAAACGGAGGCAACACTCGAAACATTATCTAGTTCCTAACGGGTTCATTTCTACATCAATCCCTACTGTATTAGTCCATTGACCTGTAGGAGTTAATTGTAGACGATGATACCTTCCAACACCACGCAAAGATACTCTATTTTCGGCATCTGCTGCTGTCTGTGAACCAAATATGACTTGTTCGCTTAAAAGCCTACGAGAGAATAATGCAACGCTACCAGAGCCATTATCCACAATTGGTTTAGCTAGAGTGATGGCTGAGGTTACACCTGGCATCTCAATATCGCCTGTTTCAATGTAGGCTGTATTGTTTGCACCTGAGAATGTAATAATCTTCGTGTCTCGAACACCGGCAAACTGCATCTTTCCACCAAGCCAAATACGGCTATCAAACGAGGTAGGAATAGTGTCTAAATTACCGAATACATCTAAACCTTCTAAAGCTACAGAGGGTGTAGAAGATGATGCAATTCTGCTTGCATTAGTCGTACCGCTAGTCCACTTGTTTGTCTGATAATTGTAGATAAGTAGTTTATCTACAGTTGCAGAGGCTTGAGAAGCATAAGCCCAAATAACGAGCTTTCTTGCAGGATCTACTGCTGCCGACATAAGGTTTAATGCACCTTCATCAACATCTGAAAAAAAGTATCGATTGACCTTTTCGTTCC